AATTGTGGAAAACACAACTGAAACAACTGTTGCGACTGAGGTAGTAGAGACCCCTGCGGTTGAAGCCTCTCGTCCAACAGTATCAGCACCAATTTACACCAAGCCAAGACTTGAGTTCACAAAAGAGAAATTTCTTGAGAACACACTTCGGGCGCAATATCTAAATGACGATCAAGCACGTCAATACATTGCAGCAGCAGCCGATACAACTGACAACGCAGGTTTAATTCCTACTCGTCAATTAACTGAGGTTATCAATCCTCTTTCAAATGCAGATCGTCCATTTATTGATTCGATCTCAACCGCCGCACTTCCTGACGCTGGAATGACTTTTGAAATTCCTAAATTAACTCAGGTTCCAACAGTTGCTGAAACTGCTGAAGGTGCAGCACCATCACAAACTGACCAAAATGTTTCCTTCTTGAGCGTAAATGTTAAGAAGTACGCTGGTCGCCAAATATTTTCAGTAGAATTATTGGACAGATCGTCTCCAGCGTTTTTCGCAGAGTTGGTTCGTCAAATGGAGTTTGCTTACGCAAGCGCAACAGACGCCGCAGTTGGCGCAACTCTTACAGCAGTTGCAACCGATGGCGGTAACCGCACATTGACAGCAGCAAACATTCAAGATTTTATTGCAGACGCAGCAGTTTCAGTTTATTCCGGAACTCTTGGCTTTGCTGAAAACATTGTTGTTTCACCTGACCAATGGGGCGCATTGATGGGCTTAGTGGATGGTTCAAACCGAGCAGTATTCACTCAGACAATCAATCCTCAAAATGCTTCAGGTAACTTAACACCAACTAACATTCGTGGAAACATTGGTGGATTAAATCTACGTGTTTCACGTTACTTAGGTGGAGTTGGCGACGGTTCAATGATTATCATTAACCCACAATCTTTCACATGGTACGAGTCAACTAAGTATCGTCTTGAGACCAACGTAATTGCAAGCGGTCAAATTGATGTTGCTTATTATGGTTACGGCGCAATTGCCAACAAGGTAAACGCTGGTGCCTACAAGTGGATGATTGCATAAACTTTCCTCACTAGGGATAACCTGTAAAGGGGCATTGGAAGCCTTTGCCCCTTTACTTTAAGAAAGGATAATATTTTGCCGGCTACCTACGTTACGCAAGCCGAACTTCGCACATTACTTGGAATCGGAAGTTTATATTCGAATTCAGTAGTTGAAGAGGTGGCTCAGGCTGCCGAAAATATTGTTAAAGGCTTTTTGTGGTTTAATGATTACAATGTAATTGCGAGAGAATGTACAACAACTTTAGCGACTCTTTATACAGATCAAAAACACAACATTCAATTAGGTGAGACTGTAACGGTTGAGAATGTAGCGGCGCACTATAACGGCGGAAACAAAACAGTTACAGCGATAACAGAGTATTCAATTTCATACGCAATATCACACGTTTCGGCAGAAACTAAAAGAGTTGTTAGACCATACGGAACAATATCAGCGGCTACTAATGTCGACTATGCAACTATTCCTGAAATTCGTCAAGGTGCCGCCATGATTGCAGTTGACATTTGGCAAAGCAGACAACAAACTGCGTCAGGTGGAATTTCACCAGACTTCCAACCATCACCCTATAGAATGGGAAATACTTTACTCGCAAGAATCAGAGGGCTCATAGCAAATCACCTTTCCCCTAACGGTTTGGTTGGATAATGACAGTTGCCGTTACAACTCTCAGAACAACCCTTGCGACGGCGTTGGAGAACGCTGGGGTTTGGCAGGTGTTTTCTTACCCACCTGCCTCACCCATCGCAAATTCAGTAATTGTCCAACCGGACGAGCCTTATATTGAACCAAGCAACAACATTTACTCAAGTGTTGCGCCAAAAGTAAATTTTAGAATAGTAATGATCGTTCCAATGCTAGATAATCAAGGAAACTTAATTGGCATTGAGGATATGGTTGTAGGCGTGTTCAATAAACTAGCCGCCTCAACAACCTTGAAAATAAGTGTTGGCAATATATCGGCACCGACAGTACTTTCAAACGCTGCCGGCGAAATGTTAACAAGTGATATGTCCGTCTCAATCATGACAAGTTGGAGTTAAAAAATGAGTGATTTTATAGATGTTCCTTCCGAGGACAAGGCTTGGCTTGAAAAAGTCGGGCAAGTAGCAAAAACAGATAAGCCAAAACCAGTCTCAAAGAAAGATGAGGAATAACCAATGGCTGTATTTCTAAATAATAAGGTCGGCGTAAAGGTTAATTCCGTCGATCTTTCAGATCATGTGACTAGCGTCACACTTAACCGTTCGTTTAATGAATTATCGGTGACAGCCATGGGCGATACCGGTGAAAAATTTGTCAAAGGCTTGGAGACTTCAAGCGTGGCAATTTCCTTTCTAAATGACACCGCTTCAGCCAACGTTCTTGCAACATTGCAAGCCGCTTGGGGAACTTCAGTTACTGTAGTTTTGTTACAGGAAAAAGGAACCGCAGTTTCGGCAACTAACCCACTTTATACAATGACATGCCTTATCAATAACACTACCGACATTAACGGCGGAGTTGGCGATCTTGGTACTCAGGATGTAACATGGACTGTAAACGGTGCAGTAGCCGTTGCAACAACAGGTACATTCTAAGGAGTAGTAATGATTAAATTGAGAGTGTCAAAGGCTTCAGGGGAAGTATCCGAATTTGATATAACCCCTGCACTCGAATATGCGTTTGAACAGAATTTTAAGACTGGTTTTCATAAGCGTTTCAGAGACGAGGAAAAGCAGTCGGACGTTTATTGGCTTTCATGGGAAGCAGAACGACGTGCAGGTAATACAGTTCCGCCATTTGGGGACAAGTATCTAGAAACTCTATCCAAGGTAGAGATTATGGACGCTGACTCCCCAAATGGGTGACGAGGTATGACTTTACTTATCTAATTGCTTTATTAGCAGTTAGGACTGGCATACCTCATTCAGAGTATTTGAAAATGGATAGATCGCTACTTTTAGCAACTATGAGCGTGTTAAAAGAGGACTCAAAAAGGATGGAAAATGCCAGTAGAGGTAAAGGGGCTCGTTGAGGTTCAAAAAGCCTTAAAGAAGTTTGCGCCTGATCTTTATAAGGAAATGAACAAGGAAATCCGTAGCGCAATGCGTGTAGTTATTGCAGACGCAAAAAGACAAGTTCCAAATCAATTGCAAGATTTAAGCGGTTGGCAAGACGAAGGCAAAACAGTTGTTTCAAGGAGTGCCGGAAAGAGTCGTGGATTTCCTAAATACAATCCCAATGTTATTAAAAAAGGTTTAACTAGTTCAGTAGGTCGCTCAAGGAGAAACAGGGCTGGATTCGTTAACGCTTACAAATTGTTAAACAGATCAGCCGCCGGCGCAATCTATGAAACCGCAGGACGTAAAAATCCTAATGGTCGTGCGCCAATGCAAAGTTTGTACGCTAGTAATTTCGTTCAAGGCGACGAAGGCACCTATAAGTCAGGTGGCAAAATTTTAAGACGTTCAACTAGGAATTACAATAGTAACAATCCTTTTGCAGGATACCAGTTCGTTCAAGCCGTAAACGCTGAAGCGAAACTGGAAAGCATTGGCAGGGGTAGGAAAAACCAAGGACGTTTACTTTATGCGGCTTTCGCAAGAGATCAAGGCAAGGTCACAAAGGCAACCTTCAAAGCAATCGATAAAGCAATTTTAACATTTAATTCAAGCATTAAGAGAAGGATTGGACTAGCCGCATGAGTGCCACCGGTATTGAAATTCCTATTGTTAGCACCTATAAAGACAAAGGCGCAAAAGCGGCCAGTAAGTCGCTCAATACTTTAACCAAATCAGCCAAAGCCCTAGGCTTGGCTTTTGGTGTTTTTCAAACCATAAACTTTAGCAAAAAGGCAGTAAGGGCTTTCGCCGATGATGAAAGAGCCGCCGGCGCATTATCTAAAACATTACAGAATTTAGGCCAATCTTATGCAGTTTTGCAAACCGCAGGATTTATTCAAAACTTACAAAACACCACCGGTATTCTTGACGATCAACTGCGTCCGGCTTTTACTCAACTAGTTAACTCAACCTTAGACGCTAAGGAAGCCCAAAAGTTATTAAGTGTCGCTTTAGATGTATCCGCTGGAACTGGTAAAGATTTACAGTCGGTTACCGTTGCATTAAGCAAAGCGGTATTGAAAGAGAATACTGCACTTAGCCGTTTAGGAATTGGTTTAAGTAAAGCCGAATTAGCCACTATGGATATGGCTCAAATAACTGACTTTTTGTCTAAGAAGTTTGATGGTCAGGCCGCTTTAGCCGCTGATTCTTATGCAGGAAAATTAGCAGTCTTAAGCGCAAAAGCCTCGGACGCCGCTGAAACAATTGGCGGTTCTTTAGTAGTGGCACTAGACAAAGCATTTGGCGACCCTGAGAAAATTGGAAGTGGTATAGATGTTATCGCCAACAAGATTAGCGGCCTCATTGAGGGGATGTCTAGATTTATTCAAGTTACAAAAATTGGACTTCAGAACTTAACCTTGTCTCCCGATTCACCTATTTTCCAGTATAAATTAAACTTTGACAAACCTTTTGACCCAATGAGCCAAAAGTTTGATTACACCGCATTACAAAAAGAGGAAAAGAGATTACAAAACGACGCTAAGAAAAACCTCGCTGCCCGTAATGCCGCTATAAAGAAAGAACAAGCATTACTCAAAGATCAAGCAAAACTTAAAAAATTTGGAAGTATGTTTGACACCGAACAAATTGAGATTTTTGCTGCACTTCAGGGAAAAATTACCGAGCAGGAAAAACTTAGACTTAGTTTACAGTTAGCCTTAATTCAAGGTAATGCAACCGAAGCCGAGAAACTTGGAAAACAACTGGCAATTGCTCAGTTACAGACTACTGATCTTTCTGCGGCTATTGCAAAGATACCTAAAGCCCTAAACCCATTTGAAGGTTTTGGAAGCGAGGTTGACAACTTAATTGCCAAGATTTTGAACATGTATAAGTTATTGCAGCAACCTTTAAGCACTACAACCACCGCACCAATTACGACTTCAAGCGGTTCAACCAACCCAACATTGACTGCAATTGCTGCTCAAATTGATAGCGCAAGAACAGGTTTGAACAATTTTAATGAAAGAATGTTGGCAAAAATAGCGGCTACCAATAAAATTCCGGATACAACTATTGAACAAGATATTCAAAGTCAATTACAGGCTTATCTTGCCGCCGATACTGCAATGCGTAGTACATTTAAGGACTTAAACATAAACATTGCGCCGGCTGGTAGCGTTGTTACTACTGGCGATCTTGTCCAAGATATTCGCAACGCCTTGATTGAGGCAGGATTATCCGGCTCACAAACTACCATTAACAGGAACCTTGGTGCGTTCCAAGTACAATGACATTACCGGCAACCTTAGACGTTTCACTAAACTTCCAATCGGGGGCGACCTTCGGCATACCCTTTACGCTTGACGACCCAGTAAACGGAATTCTTGGAACTAATATCTTGTCCGAGTCTAACGCACCGGCCTTGGTAGTTAACTTAACTGCACAAACTCGTCAAATAAGTATTAGACGAGGCAGGAACATTAGTCGAGACATATACGAAGCCGGAACTTGTACGGTGAGAATCTATGACCCGAATTCAGACTTTAATCCACAAAACGTAACCTCGCCTTATTTTGGCCAATTAGAACCATTAAGAAAGTTACGCATTTCGGCTACCGTTGCAGGTGTAACTTACTATCTATTTAGTGGATATACGACTGACTATATCTACTCCTATGACCAAGCAGAAAACATTGCTTACGTAGATATAAAGGCAAGCGACGCCTTCAGGTTATTTAATATGGCTTCAGTCGTAACCGTTACAGGTCAAGCGGCTGGTCAAGATACTGGAACCCGAATTGATAAAATTTTGGATACGGTGTCGTTCCCTACTCAAATGCGTAGCATTGAGACCGGAGACACGTTAACCCTTGCCGACCCCGCTACCTTAAGAACCTCACTTAGTGCTATGCAAAACGCAGAGTTCAGCGAGCAGGGGGCTTTGTTTATTAGCCCTGAAGGTAACATTATATTCAAAAATCGAAGTTCAGTTATTGCAAGCGCAGGGGCAACCCCAACCAA